AGGCGAAAAAGAAGCAAAAGAATATGGCAAGAAAAAGGGTATGCCTGTGACCATTATGGTTGCTGTTGGTAAACCAAAAGGCTTGCCTATGCGTGGTGGTCGTACTGCTACCAACATGATGATGAAGAAGTCGGGGAAAGGCAAATGAGTTCACTATCAAGCGCAAAAACGCTTTTGAGCGCAGTTGTTGCAACTGGTGCATCTCAAGCTGTGCAAGCGGATGCTGGTCAACCCGCATTTCTGCAAGTGGTGGGCATCACCACAGCTACTGTTGCATTCCAAGGTAGCTTGGATGGGACAACCTATGCAACGATTGGTACAGCATTAACTGCTGATGGCATCGTAACCATAGCCAATGCTCCTAAGTATTTGAGGGCTAACTGCACCGCATACACCTCTGGAACCATCACGGCTAAAGTGTTGTATTAAGGTAAAAAATGAAACAAGGTCTTTACGCCAACATCAATGCCAAACAAGCCCGTATCAAGGCGGGGTCTGGCGAGAAGATGAACAAGGTGGGGTCTAAAGCCGCACCTACTGCTGCTGACTTTAAACAAGCGGCAAAGACTGCAAAGAAGGTTAAAAAGGTGAAGTAGATGAAATCTCCTGTTTGGCAAACAAAAGCTGGTCAAAATCCAAAAGGCGGCTTGAATGCCAAGGGCAGATCATCTTATAATGCGGCAACTGGTGGCAATCTAAAAGCACCAGTAAAGTCGGGGGACAACCCTCGCAGAGCAAGTTTCTTGGCTCGAATGGGTGGCAATGATGGCCCTGAGTTCAAGAATGGTGAACCAACGAGACTGCTTCTTTCGCTAAAGGCATGGGGTGCAAACTCCAAAGCTGACGCAAAGGCAAAAGCTAGAGCAATTTCCGCAAGGAACAAGGCAAAGGCGAAATGAGAGCATTATCAGTTGGTGTTAGTCCTACAGCGGCAGTAGACACAACAGTCTATACCTGTCCAAAGGGCTATTACGCCAAATTCACTGTAATGTATATACACAATACAGGTGGGTCTACTAAGCATATAACTGTGCAATGGTTTGACGCAAGTGCTAGTACAACCCTTGATATATTGACTAATTACGATTTCACATCAAAACAATATTTGCAGTTTGATGGCAATGCCTACATTGTTTTAGAAGAAGATGACAAAATAAAAATAACTACTCAGGCAGGAAGCACATTCAGTTTTATAGCCACATTTGAACAAGAAGGGTTGGCAAGAGCATGACACTACTAGAACTTGTCAACGATGTGTTGATCCGCTTGCGTGAACCCGTTGTAACCACTTACAACGAAACCACCTATTCCACTTTGGTTGCAAAGTTTGTAAACGATGCAAAGCGTCAAGTGGAGGATTCTTTTGGTTGGAATTCTTTGGGGCAGACCATCACTGTGACTACTGTGGCTTCAACCCCATCATATTCCCTCACTGGTGCTGGTCAGAAGTTTCAGGTGATGGATGCCATCAACACAACCAGTAATGTTGGTTTGACTAACATCACATTTGCGGACATGAACCGCAAACAAAACTTCTTGCCCCTGGTCAACTCAATTCCAACAGAATTTACTTTTGATGGCCTAGATGCTTCTTACGACACCAAAGTCAGCTTGTTCCCAATTCCTGATGGCGTGTACACACTGAAATTTAGTTTAACGATACCCCAGGCAACTTTGGCGGCTGACAGCACTGTTGTTCTTGTGCCTGATGTAGTTGTTGCTCAAGGTGCTTATGCTAGGGCATTGGTTGAGCGTGGTGAAGATGGTGGATTGTCTTCATCAGAGGCATACACATTGTTCCGATCCATGCTCTCTGATTACGTTGCTTTAGAGGCAAATCGGTATCCAGAAAATCAGCAATTTGTAGCAACATGAGCCAAGCAATCCAGACCTTCTCTGTCTCAGCCCCAGGCTTCTTTGGGTTGAATACACAGGACTCTCCGCTTGATTTAGCGGCTGGATATGCTGCGATTGCCACAAACTGCGTGATTGACCAGTACGGGCGCATTGGCTCTCGTAAAGGCTTTTCAAGGGTTAACACATCCTCTGGCAACCTTGGCGCAAACAATGTAACAGTCATCCATGAGTTGGTGCAGACTGATGGCACTTTGACTGTTCTGTTTGCTGGAAACAACAAGCTGTTTAAACTGAGTGGAGCCACTGTTACTGAGTTGACCTATGGGGGGGGAGGTACTGGCCCCACCATTACTGCAAGCAACTGGCATTGTGCTTCTTTGAATGGAATCACATATTTCTTTCAAACGGGTTATGACCCACTCATTTATGATCCTGCTGTAAGTCTCACCACATACAGGCGTGTCAGCGAGAAAACTGGTTATGTTGCCACTGCTCCACAGACTAATATTGTTATCTCTGCCTATGGTCGTTTATGGACTGCTAGTAGCACTGCTGACACTGTAACTGTCTATTTCTCTGACTTGTTGGCTGGTCATGTTTGGTCAACAGGAACTGCTGGTTCTTTGGATATTTCACGGGTATGGCCCAATGGGTCTGATGAGATTACAGGGTTGGCAGCACACAATGGATTCTTGTTTATCTTTGGCAAGCGTCAAGTCCTGATTTATGCAAATGCGACTACCCCATCAAGTTTGGCTCTGAGTGACACTATCAGCAACATTGGTTGCATTGCAAGGGACTCTATTGCCAACACAGGCAGTGATGTTGTTTTCTTGTCAAACAGTGGTATTCGGTCATTGCTCAGAACCATTCAAGAGAAGTCTGCTCCTTTGCGGGACTTGTCTAAGAATGTGCGTGATGACTTGATGACGATTGTGAATGCTGAGACATTGGCAAACATCAAGGCAGTTTATTCAGAGGCAAATGCTTTCTACCTGATTAACTTCCCAATTGCCACCCAGACATACTGCTTTGATACCAAGGCGGCATTGCAAGATGGTTCTTCACGGGTTACTGTATGGGATTCCATCACCCCAACTGCTTTCCTTGCTAAACGCAATGGAGACTTGTTAATTGGCAAGAATGGTTATGTGGGCAAGTATGGAACTTATCTTGACCATGCAAGCACATACCGATTCCAGTATTTCACAACTTATGCTGACCTTGGACGGCCCAATGTCACATCTATCCTGAAGCGCATTGCAGTGGTGGTGATTGGTGGATCAAATCAAAGTTTCATTATCAAATGGGGATATGACTTTTATTCACAGTATTACTCTACTGTTTTGACAATTCCTGTCTCTACAGTGGCTGAATATGGCATTGCTGAATATGGTGCAAATGGTTCTCCTATTGCCAACTATTCACAAGGCGTGGCATTGCAAACGCTTGTAGGACAAACCACTGGGTCGGGTAAAACAGTGCAAACTGGGTATGAAACAGAAATCAATGGTTTTCCTGTAAGCATTCAAAAGATTGAAATTCAAGCCAAAGATGGCAAACTGGTATAAGGATGTATCGTGAGTAACTACACAAAATCAACCAACTTTGCGGCTAAAGACTCTTTAACCCCTGGCAATGCTAACAAGATTGTCAAGGGAACTGAGATTGATACTGAGTTCACCAACATTCAGACTGCCATTGCAACCAAGGCAGATGGAACCTTTACAAACTTTAGCTTTGTTGAGAGTGGGTCTAATCTACTTATTCGTCACTCAGGAACAGATGTGATGAAGATTGACAGTTCTGGCAACCTGACTGTGCTGGGCAACATTGTGGCTAACGGCACTGTCTAATGAACGCAGTACAAAACAATCTCAATGTAACTTGCAAGTGCTTGCAGGTTCTTTTGTCATTGGGGGTGTGATATGACAACCTTAACAATAGATGATTACTATGTATATAACAAAACAACGGGTGAGTTAGAGCCTTATGCTCAAGTAGCTGCTCAGCCAGGATTTAATATCAATGCTGAAGTTGTTTTTGATTCTGCTGGAAAAAAATATGTTGGCTCTGAGTTACAAGCTGCAATAAGAGCAAATGCAGGCAAATTTGATGTTGCTGGCGCTCTTGCTGGTGGATTTATTGCTTATCTTGTTCCTGTTATTGGAGCGCAAATAGGTGCATCTTTGATGGCGGCTGGAGCCATGACAAGTGCGGCTTCTGCATCCAGTGCTGTAATTGCGGCAGGTGGAACAGCGGCTCAAGCTGTGGCTGCGGGATCAATGGCTACTGCAACAGCTACGGCAATTGGAACTGGTTTGGCAAATGCCGCCATACAAGTTGCTCAAGGCAAGTCTCCAGAAGAAGCCTTGAAAGCTGGTGTTATTGGTGCTGCTGGCGGTACTGTTGGTGATTATCTTGTGGCTGATCCTAGCACAGCAAAGAATTTTGTTACTAGCTTATCAACTAATCTTTTGGCTGGCAAGAACCCAGAGGATGCTGTTACAGCAGGTATTGCTAGTAGTGGTGCTGGTCTTGCTGGTGGTACTGTTGCTGGAGCAACTGGTTCTGCTGTTGCGGGGCAAGTAGCCGCAGGAACCACTGCTGGATTGCTTACTGGTAAAACTGCTGAACAGTCATTGGCTCAAGGTGTTGGCAACATAAAGCTAGACTCTCTTATTCCAGACTCTGGAGTAACAGTTGCCAATGAAGCACAGGTCACTGCTGGTCAGACAGCCTTGCAAGATAGCTTGGCTCCCTTTCTAAAAGATACGACTGCATCAGCATTTGATACAAAAGACATTATTGATGACAATTCTGGGTTTAGCACAACAACAACTGCACCAGTAACAATAGATTCAGGAGTAATAAATCCTGCACAGAATGTTGCAAACATTGTTGGAACAGACGAAACCAAAATAGACACCACACAAAC